CTTATTTTATTGATTTAACATTAATGAAAACTAATAAGGATATTGGAGGTAATGAATAATGGTTGATAATAGTAAAAAGACATTTATTTTCAATGGCTACACTTTTAAGAACTGGAGAAGTTTAAGTGTTGGAGCACCTGAAGACCCATATAAGCAATCAGATAAAAGTATTTATGGAGAAAGAAGAATCATATATAGTCCAGATCCAAATATGGAGATAACTATCACTGTCCCAACAGGAACAGAAGATGAAAAAATACTTTTAAATGCCTCAGAAAATGTAATAACTGGTTCAGGATATTTCAAAGATAGTTCAAGCTCAAAGTACAGCAGAGGAGTAACTATAAAAGAAATTGGGGTAAATAAAAGTGAATTAGCTAATGATGGTGAATCTGATTCAAGAGAATTTAAACTTGTATGCACAGGTGTCAAGGAGGCAATAAACTAATGGATAAAAAAGAACAACAAGAATTAAAAAATAAAGAATTTTTAGAAAAATTAAAAAATAAAAATGTTTCAAATGTAATTTTTAAACCTGATGGTTTAGGAGCTTTAGAATTTGATTTAATGATGACAGGAAAAGACTTTAAAACAATGGACAGATCTTTCAGAGTAGAAAGAGTTTCAACAGATACATTTTTTAAACTTTCAGCCAAAAAAGATGAATTAACAACAGCAAAAGAGTTATTGACAACTTTTGTAGCTCAACCAGCCGAAGCAAGAGATATAGAATTTTTTAATATGGATCAAGAGGCTTTATTAACAATGGTCAATGTTATTACAGAATTTCAGCAAACACCCTTTTTATTCATTAAGAACTTTGGAGAAAATAAGGGAAATTAAACAAGGAAGGTTTGACATTTGCTTTGAATCTAAAATTTCATACTTTAATAAACCTGTTGGAGAATTATGTTATGAGGAGTATATGCTTTTACAATTAGCTTGGGCTAATTATGTTAAAAGAAAAAATAAAAGTTAGAAAGGAGGAGAGTTTAGCTATGCTTGAGCAATTAACATTGGCTTTTAAAGTGATAGGAGATGGACTTGATTCTTTAAAAAAAATTGATGCACAAATTGACGCTTTAAAAAATAACATGAATACTGCTAAGAACTCAATAAGTTCAGCATTTAGCGGTTTAAAAAATAAGATTAATTCAGTAAAGCAAAGTATAGTCAATTTTAAAAATAAAATAAGTTCAACTTTTAGTACATTAAAAGCTAAGATTGTAGCTAACTTTCCTGCTATTTCAAAACTAAGAAATGGATTTATTGGACTCCGTAGAGGATTAGGGAACTTTGGAAATTATGCCCAGCAACAGTTTCAAAATAGTAAAGAAAAAGCTAATTCATTCTTAGGAGTTTTAAAAAGAATTGCTACAACATTAGCAGCAGGTTTTACATTAAAAACTGCTATTGAAGGAGCAGGGAATATTGAACAGTATAGAAATACCCTTGAAACTGTTTTGAAGGATTCAAATAAAGCAAGAAAGAAACTAGCTTGGGCTAGTAGATTTGCTAATAAAACACCATTTGAAACAGAAGAGGTAGTTGGTGGAATGACAAAACTTCAATCTTATGGAATTGAAGGAGATAGAATTTTAAAGACTACTAATAGGACCTATTTAGAAATGATTGGAGATATGGCATCAGGAATGGGTAAAAGTTTTGATCAAGCAATTGAAGCTGTTGCTGATGCAAGAACTGGAGAACTTGAAAGATTAAAAGAATTTGGAATTACTAAGAATATGATTGCTGAGTTTGGAAAAAGCAAGGGCTTAGAAATATTTAACAGTAAAGGACAAATCAATGATCTAGAACTATTTAATAAGACTTTGTTTGAAATGATGGACTCTCGTTTTGGTGGTGCAATGGAAAAACAAGCCAAAACATTTAAGGGAGGACTATCAACTATATCTGGAGCTGCAAAGTCAGCACTTTCAACATTGGCAGGAGTGAATGAATTTGGAGATATAGTTGAAAACTCTCCATTTCAAATTCTTAGAGATAAGGTTATTATTCCATTTGCTAATACCTTAGTAAAACTTCAAGAAGATGGAACATTTACTAAATGGGCAGAAAATTTATCTAATATTTTTGGAGAAATAATTAATATTGGTGGAAAAGTAATAGATTTTATTGTTAAGTGGAAGGAAGTTTTAATTCCTTTAGCAAGTGCAATAGCTGGAATTTTTGTAATTAATAAGATTATAGTTTTAATTGGAGCTTTAAAAACAGCATTAGCAGGATTCTCATTTAATCCTATTATGCTTGGAATAGGAGCTGTAATAGCTATTGGTGTTTTATTATATAGAAACTGGGATTTAATAAAAGTAAAATTAGCTGCACTATGGGGAAGTATAAAAGCTTTTGGAGTAAAAATAAAAGATTTTTTTATAAAAATATGGGAGAAAATAAAATCTTTTGGTAAGGCATTATGGGATGTTGGGAAAAAAATGTTTATGTTATTTACTCCTTTTGGCTTAATTATTACAATTGGAAAATTAATAATAGAAAATTGGGATTTAATAAAAACTAAGTTCTCAGAACTAGCAGGCTATTTATATAACAAAATAATTGACATAGGTAATTTTTTTATAGGTTTAAAGGATAAAGCTGTTGATGTATTTTTTAAACTAATAGACAAATTAAAAGAAGTGTGGGAGACAATGAAGTCAACTGCTGCATCAGCTTTTGATTTTATATTAGATTATGTTGCTAAAATTTGGGAAAATATTAAAGGATTTTTCTCAAACTTAGGACAAAAAATAAAATCATTGCCAGGGATATCATGGTTTTTTGATGATAGTGGAAAAATGCAACAACTGAAAGAGTATATTTTGAAGATACTCCTGTGATAGATGGGACACATAAAACGGGGCTTGACTATGTCCCTTTCGATGGCTATATAGCCGAACTGCATAAAGGAGAAAGAGTACTAACTGCTGAAGAAAATAATACTTATTCAAATATAGAAAATAATAGTTTTTCAGATATAAAAAGTTCAACAAATAGTAAAAGATCTAGTAAATCTGATAAAAAAGTTATATTAAATCTTACTATAAACATGCCAACAACAAAAGCTGAAACTGATTGGAATAGAGTAGGAGAAATAATAGTGGAAAAATTAGAGGATTTTATGCTACAAAACGAGATTGCAAAAGGAGATATATAGATGTTTTCAATAACAAATTTGATGAGTAAAGTAAGTAGTTTTTTAAGCAGTGCTAACTCATTGACTAATCAAATTGATAATCACATTAAGAAAACTCCACCTATTTTACTTGGGAATATACAACTTCAATTAGTTTCTGATGTATCAGAAAGCTATTCTAATGATGTTCCAACAGTACCAATAGATGACGGGACTCAAATAGCTGATAATATAACGCCAAACCCTTTGGAATTATCTTTTAAAGTTCAAATTGTTGGAGCTGATCATAAAGAAATTTTTGAAAAAATTATAGAACTTAGGAATAAAAGAGAACTTGTAGACTTGTACATGGTTAAGTTATATAAAAATATGGCAATAACAAGTATAGAAAATACAATAACATCTTTATACTACACAGAGTTTACAATTTCCTTAGTAGAAATAAAAATTACCCATATTTCTATGATACCAGCACCTAGCAAAAAGGCTAAACCTGCTGTAAGAAAGAAAACAAAAATAAAAACAACAGCAAAAGCCAAAAATAAAGCTAGCAGTAAAAAGGATTGGGAAGGAGATTTACAAAGTGAACATATAAGATTACCAGGAGCATAGGATGAAAATAAATATAATGAAAGAATCAATTCCATATATAACTGAGATAACTATTGCAGGGACAACCTTTCAGTTTGAATTCACATATAATTCTTATGATAAAAGGGTATATATAACACTTTATGATATTGAAGATAATTTGATATATGCTAATGAGCCAATTTTATTTGGTATTCCACTTTGGTGCAATAAATTAGTTGATGAAAAAGGAAACTTTAATAAAAAGTATCCACAAAAATATATTATTCCTAATACTTTGGATAGAAAAGCAGTAAAAATTGATTATGAAAATATAGATAAAATTGAACTTTTAGTGGAGGAATAATGGAATTTATAGCAAATAGACCTATTTTCCCGAGAAATTCATACCTTGTTATAAATGGAGTAAAAATAAATGATCATAATAATAATGGATTAAAGTTTGATGTTGAGGTAAAAAGTGGAGAAGAAGGGAAAGTAGGAGTAGGGACATTTAAAATATACAATTTAAGTCAAGACATAGAGGTAGGAAGTGAGATAGAGCTTTGGTTTGGTTATGAGTCTGATATTGGATATTATTCTAAGTATGAAGTTATTAAAAAGAAAAAAGCAAGAGATGGAGCTTCTTTTGTTCAAGAGCTAACTTGTTCAGAAAGAACTAAGAATAGCAGTAAAATAGTTTCTATTAGTTTAGATGGGAATGTAAGAATATCAGAAGCTATTAAAGAAGTTACTAAGGAATTAGGTTTAAATCTTATTTCTATGGATCTAAATAAAGACAAAGTTTATACAAATGGTTTTACTTGTTATAGTCAAGGTTTTCAGGAGTTAAAAGAATTAGTTCAGGACTCAGAAAGTAAAATGACTTTAAAAGGTGATGATCTTTATATTTATACAGATAAGCAGAAAAATCAAGCTATTTATTTAACTTTTGAAAGTGGTTTGATACATAATCCTGAAGCTGTTGAAAAGCAGGAAAAGGAAACAAAAGTAAATAAAAAGTCAGACAATAAAAAAACTGATAGTAAAAAAGATGAAAAATGGAGTAAAGAAAAGAAAAAGAAAACTGTAAAAGAAAGCAATAAATATGATTATACTGTTGAATGTTTCCCAATTCACTATATAAAAAAAGGAGATATTATATATGTTTCAAGTGATGATGTCAGTGGGTTTATGCAAGTTGAAGAGGTAAATATTTCTTTAAATGATAGTTGGAATATGAAACTAGGAGTAAAAGTGATGAAAGATGATGGAAAACATAAGGATAATTCTAGTAAAAATACAAAAAATAAGAAAGGGTAGATTTGTAGATGCTGAGCCTTTGTTTAGTCCCAATGGAGTTGCTTTGCCTGTACTCCGTAATGTTCCAGTCGCATTATTTGGAGATAGTAAAGACCATATTGACTGGAATATCAAAGAAGGGGATATAATGCCGTATTTTATATTAACTTTTGATATTTCTTCATATATAAGTCAAGGTTCTCATGATGTTATGGATTCAAATAGAAGGAATAATTTAAATAATGGTTTTATTTTACCTTTCACAATCCCAAATGCTACTGAAAGTCTTGAATTTCCTTCTGATATTAGAATTATTGGAGATAGATTAGAGGAAGGAAATATTGATTTAAAAGGAAATTCTAGTCAAAAAGGAAATGTTGAAATAACTGGAGATACTACTCAAAAAGGAAATACAACACAAACTGGAAATATAGCCTCAACTGGAACTGTTTCAGCAACAGAAGATGTTAAGGCTGGAGATAAGAGCTTAAAAAATCATAAGCATTCAGGAGTAGCAAAAGGAAATGACACAAGTGGAGGAGTAGTTTAATGAAAGCTATAAAAATGAATGATGGAGATATTAACTTTTCAACCATTTCAGGAATAGAAGAGTTTTGGCAAAGAGTAGTAAACTCTTTAAAAATATACTCAATAGAGTGCTTTTATGATGAAAATTTAGGACTTGATATAAGAATAATAAATGAACAAGATGTAGCTGAGTATAAACTTGAACATATTTGCAGAAAGTTACAAGAATGGTTTAGAAGTGAAATAGAGTCAATTAGTTATCAAATAATTTCTGAGGAAGAAAGAACTTTAAAAGCAAAAATATATATAACTCATAAAGAACATAATGATATAGAAAAAGAGGTGATTATCAGTGGATAAATTTGAAACAAAAGGCTTTCAAGGACTTATGGAATTAGCACAAAAAGAGGCACAGAAAAAGGAAAACTTTGGGAGTGATTTCAATGTTAAGTCAACTGGTGATTATTACAAACTAGTAGCACCTTTTATATATCTTTGCTCTTACCTGGAAGACAAAATTATTTCAATAGCAAGGGGTTTAAATATATATAATGCACAAAATGAAGAACTAGACAATTTATTATATTTTTTTCCTAGACGGTTTGGAACAAAAGCCCAAATACATTGTAAAGTTACAGCAACAGGCTTTGTTGATGTAATACAAGGGGATATTATTATCCAATCAGAGAATGGGACAAGATATGAAAATATAGAAAGGTTTGAGGTGGATTCTTCAAAGAGTAAGACAATACTATTTCAAAGCCTGTTCGATGGAGAGGAAGGAAACATTCAAATTAATAAAATTGAAAAAGTTATAAAAGCACCAGCTTCAATAGTAGATGTACAAAATACAGAAATTGGAGAAGGTGGGCTTTCTTCTGAAACTGATTATGAGTATTTAAAAAGATATTTAGCTGGAAATAGTAAAGGGGAATGGGCTTTATTACCTGTTTTAAATGCTATTAGAAAATTACCAGGAGTGAAAAGTGCTAACGGGATAAGAAATAATACAATGAACATTGACAGTTTTGGGCTCTCTTCAAAAAGCATTTGGATAGTTGTAGATGGAGGAATAAAAGAGGAAATAGCACATGCTATTTATATGCACATTCATACACCTGATACAAGGGGAAGTGTAGTTGTAAATGTTCCAACATCTGTACCAAATCATTATGAAGTTATAAGATTTGATAGACCAACTCAAACAGAAATTGAATATAAATTGGATATAAAAAGTGCTGATGAATTGAAAATCAAAAACTTAATTGATGAGTACATTAATGAAGCTGGCATAGGGGCTTTACTATCAAATGGGACATTCTTATATGAATATCTTTACAATAAAAACTATAAATACACTGATTTTGATTTAAAGTTTAGAAAAAAAAGTACTCTTATTTGGAGTAATTCAATTCAATTAAACTTTAATGAAATACCAAAGAGTGCTGGGAGAATATCATGATAGATGAGGTTATAAAGGGTTTACCTTTACATTTTCAAAAGGAAAATACAATTAAATTTTATAAGACCTTGAAGCCTGTTATTGAGTACATAAATGCCTTAATAGAGGACTTAAAAAATCAAACATCACTATTGAAATGTTCAGGGATATTCTTAGATTTTATGGGGGAAAGATATGATGAAAAGAGAAATGGTCGAGATGATGAAACTTATAGACAAGCATTGATTATTAAAAAAATAGCACTTGATGGATTACCCAATACGGAGTTTTTACTTTCATTAACGAGAGAACTTACTAATAAAGAAGTTACAAAATTAAAGACCAGACCATTACAAGAAGTAGCAAGCCAGCTGTTTAAAGTAAATATGGTTGATGACTTGAAAGTTATTAATAAAATGCCTGATTTAAATAAAGTTTGTGAAGCTGGAGCAAGAATGTATTGGGAACTTGAAATAATTAATAATAAAAGTAATAAATATTACTCATCAATAGTTGAGAATATGAAAAAAATAGAGATAAAAGCTGATTTTAAACTGGATCAAACTATGAGGATAAATTCAGAATTGAATATAGCTCAAGGGATAGGATTTACTAAGATAATTCAAATAGGAGGGACTACATAATGAGTTATTTTGAAGGCTTAAAGCTAACAAAAAAAGGTGAACAACTTCAAGCAAAGATAAATGGAAACTTATCTGAAACTTTAACTTTTACAAAAGCAAAGTTAGGAAGTGGTTCAATAACTTCAAATGATGAGATTAGATTCTTAACAGATATAAAAGAAGTATGGGGGACAGCTAGTGTAACTAGTTGTAAGATACAGGGAGATGAAAAAAATATAGTAGCTATAGAACTTCAATTTTCTAATGCTGAGCTAAGAGAAGATAAAATCTTCAGAGAAATTGGACTTTATGCACAAGGAAATGAAGGTGAAGAAATTCTTTATGCTTATGCTAATGCTGGAGATAAATATGATTATATTCCATTAATGAAAGATAGCCCACATTCTTTTATAATAGTAATTTATTTCAATATAACAAGTGGTTCAAAAGTTGATGCCAAAATTGATTTGCATAGTTATGTATCACTTCAAGAGTTTAATGAAGGAATGAATAAAAAAGTAAATAAAACAGACTATGCTTCAGCTGAGCAGTACGGAATAGTTAAATATGGAACTCAAGGAAATACAGCACTAGAAGGGAATAAAATAGAAGAAATAACTGGAAAAACTTATGGTGGTGTTTTAAATGAAATAGGTTTAAAAGAAGCAGGTAAAACCTACTTTGATAAAAACACAAAGAAATTGTATTTATGCAAGAATAATAATACAGATATTTCGGCCAATATTAATAACTATATAGCTATGGACAGTAATTCACTTTTGGATAGATTGGAAAATTTATTTAAAATTAATAATCTAAAATATGACAGTGGAAATATAAAAATACTTATAAATCAACAGTGGCAAAATATAGGAATTATAGATATTTCAGATAAATATATAAATATCGTTGTATTTAATTTTCTTGGAGATAAAAGTCTAAATTACAGTTTTCATATAGATAATTTAAAATTTGAGAAAGGTTATTATTTTTTAATAAACTCAACACCAGGATTTGGATATAGTGGTGCATATATTAGAATAATTGGTAATAACATACAATTAAAATCAACAGGGGATTCTAGCCATAGTTTTTATCTTAGAAGTTTACAAATATATAATTAACTTTCTAAAATATACATTGTATCTAAATACATACTTTCAGAAATATTTAAAGGTGAAAGCATGTAAACTTTACCTGTAGAAGCATCATATCTAGTTCTTGCTGTTTGTCCAGAAAAATGAGATATTATAAGTTTTAAGTTAAATGATTTTGGTCTATATCCATCTGGAAAAGTAAAAAGTAGTGTACCTTCTCTTAATGATTTTGAAATCGCAGCTGGTATATCTACAAAAACATGTCCAATGAGTCCAATTTTACTAAAGCTTAAAGTTGTGTAATTGGTTTCAGATGATTTATCTAGTACCTCATATCTTTGTAAATTTTCCAATCTATTCAGTTTTATATAATGTACCTAACAAATTTGAAGGAGGTACAGTATGGAACTAAAAGGATGGGAAAAGTTAAAAAAGGAAAATGTGGAGATTTATAAGCAGTATCTAAATAGTTGTAAAAGTAGCAACTATGAAACATGGGAAACAACTTATTCTACTTATATCAGTAATTTCAAGTTATTTCTTATATGGTTTCAAAAAAAATATAAAAATAGGTATTTATTGAGTAAAGACACATTGGTGGAAATGCCTCAAATTATAGAAGAGTACAGAAACCATTGCAGGAGTTTAGGAAATAGCAAAAGGACACTAATGAATAAAACGACATCAGTTAGTAGCTTTTATTTATGGTGTGTTAGAAGGAATAAATGCAAGTTTCATCCATTTGATAAAAAATTAGATAGATTAAAATTTAGCGAAAAAGACAAGGTTAGGAAAAATTATTTTTTAAATACCGAACAAATACTTACTGTTAGACTTTTTATGAAATTTCAAAGTAAAAAGTATGATATTCAAGATAGGATTTTATGGGAATTATTTTTAGATAGTGCTTGTAGAATTTCAGCAATTCAAAATTTAAAATTGGAACAATTAAGATTAGAAGAGGGATATTTTGAAGGAGTAAAAGAAAAAGAAGGTTATATAGTGAATGCCTTTTTCTTTGAAAAATGTAAAATTCTTTTAAAAGAATGGATCAAAATCAGAGAAGATAAAGAGATAGCTAGTGAATGGCTTTTTATAACAAAATATGGAAGTGTTTATAGACAAATGTCTCAGGGAACAATAAGAAACAGGATAAAAAAGATGGGACTAATTTTAGATATTCCAGACTTATACCCTCATACATTGAGAAAATCATCAATTAATTTAATAAATAATCTTGCAGGATTAGGTGTTGCCAGCAGTTATGCAAATCATACAAGTAGCAATGTAACTAGTAAACACTATTTACAAAAAGCTAATCCTATGGAAGTAAGAAATAATATTATTCAACTTCGTAAAAAGCTAGGAATATTTTAGAAAGGAGCAATAAATGAGTAATGTAATAAACTTTTATAAAGGTATAGAATTAAAATATTCAGTATATTCCAATAGTTTAGAAGATGTTAAAAATAATCCACTTAATTATTTCCCTGAATATACTGAAGATATGGTTATAACAGATAAAAGATTTCAATATCCAATATTCAAAAATAATGAACTAATGGAAATGACGAGAGAAGAAAGAATAGAACAAGGGATAGAAACTCAACTAGAACCTGGCGAATTTATAAAAAATAAAAAAATTGTTAAAGTTCCTCAGCCGAGTAAGTATCATTTTTGGAATAAGGAGACCAATAAATGGGATTTAGACCTAGAAGGTTTAAAACACATTACAAGAAGAAAATTTAGACAAGTTTTGCTAGATAAAATCTATGCTGATTTTAATTATAATGGAAAAATTTTCCAAATGGGAGAAGCTGATGAAATAAACTTTTTAAGAGTAAAATCAGCAATAGATATAGCAACAACAAGCAATGATCCAAAAGCAATAATAGAGGCGGTTAAATTTTTAAAAGTTGAGGTTCCAGAAAATTTTGAAGAAAAGATAAAAGCAATTATAAAAGATAAGACAACATTATCAGAAGTAATTCAAAATTTAAAAATTAATTGGAGACTAAAAGACAATTCAGTAGATTCTTTTAGTTTTGGAGAAATTAATCATATATATCTATTATGGATATTAAGAGGAACAGCTGCACAAGAGGAATACACGGCAATAGCAACAAAAACAATGAAAGCTAAATCTTTGGAAGAATTAGAATCTATTGAATGGAAATAAAAGGGGTGATGCAAATGTTTAGTTTGTCACAAGCAAGCCAAAAAATGATGATAGGAGTTCATCCTGATCTAGTGAGATTTATGGAAGAACTAATAGGATTAAGTCCTCATGATTTCAAAATAACTTGTGGAATGAGAACAGCAGAGGAGCAAAACAAACTATATCAATATGGTAGAACTATTCCAGGAGCATGGAGAACAAATTGCGATGGATATAAAGTTCAATCAAATCATCAAGAGAAGATTGATGGACTTGGTTATGCTATTGATATTGGTGTATTAGTTAAAGAAAAAACTAAAAAAATAGTGGTAGAAAATGGTAAAAAAGTGGAAAAAGAAGTGGAAGTAACAGTTTACAAAGCAGGTCCACAAGACTTTCATTATTATAAAGATATTTATGAAACAGCCAAAAAACATGGGTTAATTGATAAATATAATATTGAATGGGGTGGAGAATGGAAAAAAGTAGATGCTGTACATTTCCAAATCAGAGGAGCAGGAAAAATACCTTATAAGGTAGTTTATAATAAAAAATAGGAGGATTAGAAAATGATAAATCAAGTAATTACATATTTAAAAGGTTTTAGCCAAGAACAATGGCTATGGATAGCATTGGCAGGATTAATTTTAGGATATATTATTTATAATAGAAAGCAATATGTTAATTTGTTTGATGCTGCAGTTATTGCCTCAGAGGAGAGCTTTAAACATGGAGACAATAAAAGAAAACTTAATGCAGCAGTTAAGTTTATAACATATAGAACTGATAAATTACCATACCCCGCAAGAATATTAATTAGAAAATTTTTTAGTAGAGAAAGAATAAAAAAGGGAATAGAAAGAGCTCTTCAAAAATTTTCTGATGTATTTGGGACTGGAAGAAAAATCGACATAGAGGAAGTAGAAAATGTTGAAGAATAGCATAAAATTAAGAAGAGAAAATAATTTATTTAGTGTAGTTGTTGAAGACTACACTAGATATATAAAAGATTTTCCAATATTAATTCCAGCAGGTTTCAGAACAGATGGTGCTAGTATTCCACTTATACTTAGACCATTTTTTGAGAGATATGGGAAAAATACAGAAGCAGCAGTTATTCATGATTTTTTATACTCTAAGTTCAATGATACAGGTATAAATAGGGAATTAGCTGATAAAATATTTTTATTCATCTTGAAAGAAAATGGAGTATCTTACAGAGTTAGAAAGGTAATGTATAAGGCTGTGAGGATGTTTGGAGAAGTCTTTTGGGAGAAAAAACTTAGAAACGAAGGATATAAGAATCAAGCTATAATTGATAGAACAGAAGAGGCAAAGCTATATTATAGTGAATGGGAGAAAAAATTAGGAAAACTTTAGGAGATTAAAATGGGGAAGATGAATGGGTTATTTGAACACTGGTTTATAAGAGGGACAATTGGCTTTATATTATATTTATTAGGTGGTTGGAGCAAATCACTTGAAATAATGATGACATTTATAATAGTTGATTATATAAGTGGATATTTAAAGAGCATCTACAAGAAAGAAATATCA